CGCTATCTCAACGAACGTCGCTGACCTTAACCCGGCGTTTAACTATAACAGCGGCGTTGACATCGGCACCGGCGAAGACGTCTACCTGGTTATCCAGTGTGATACTGCTGCAGCTGCAGCCGGCGCCGCGACTGTGCAGGTAACGCTGGAGTCATCCGCAGCAGCAGGACTGACCAGCTCTACTATCCACTGGACAAGCTCCACATGGCAGCTGGCAGACCTGACTGGCGGCAAGACCCTGTCGTCCGTCAAACTGCCTTCAGGCACTTACCTGCGCTATCTGGGCGTGCGTTACACGGTGTCTACCGGCCCGCTGACCGCAGGCGCCTTCTCGGCCTTCCTGGTGAAAGACATTGCCGCATGGCGTGCGTATAACCGCAACTACACCGCCTGATAACAAGGGGCTTCGGCCCCTTTTCTTTTGGTGAGATATGGCTACCAAGATTGTCATCATCAACCGGGCCATGACGAAGCTCGGCGCTGAGCGGCTGATGTCCGAAACGGATAACAACACGCAGTCACGCGCAATCGAGGCCGTTTATGATGGCGTCCTTGATAATCTCTTACGCATTTACCGGTGGTCGTTTGCCATTCGCCGCGCGCAGTTAGCCGCGCTCACAGGTGAAACGGTGTACGGCTATCAATTTCAGTATCAGCTGCCGGCGGACTGCCTGCGCATCGACGCAGTATCTGATGTGCCGCATCAGGAATGGCATTACGGCTATCACATGCCGTTCCCGCGCTACCAAGTTGAAGGTCGTCGCATCCTCACCGACATAGAGTCACCTGTCTTCCTGCGCTACGGCGCAAAGATTGAAGACCCCAGCCAGTACGACTCAGCATTCACTGAGGCTTTTGCCTGCGCGCTCGCGGTGGAAATCTGCGAGACGATCACCCAGTCATCAACGAAGAAACAGGCAGCGCTGCAGGATTACGAGCTAGCAATCAAGCAGGCGCGTCAGGCCAGCGCGATTGAGCGTCCGCCCATTCAGCAACAGGAAACATCCTGGTATACAGCGAGGTTGTAAATGCCGTCCTCATCTCCAGCCATCAATAGCTTTAACGCAGGCGAATTTTCCCCGCTGATGCTGGGGCAGACCGACTTTCAGAAGTGGAAGAACGGTTGCAAGAAGATGCTCAACTTCATCCCTCGATCACAGGGGCCGGCAGAACGCCGCGGCGGAACGTACTTCGTCAGTGAAGTGAACAACTCATCGCAGAAAGTCTGGCTGGCAAAGTTCGAGTACAACACGACACAGGCCTTCATCCTTGAGTTCGGGCCGGGCTACATCAAGTTCTACTCGAACCATGGCGTCGCTCTGGATGGTTCGGGTAATCCGTACGTAATCGGATCGCCTTATTCAGCGGATGACCTGACAAACAGCGATGGCGGATTTGGCCTGTCCATGGTGCAGAGCGGAGATGTGATTTACATCTGCTGCCACACCGGTGACAAGCCACCGTATAAGCTGAGCCGCCTGTCCAACACCAACTGGACGATGAACCCTTTCGACTACGCTGCTGCACTGGGCCCGTTCGACAACATCAACTCCAGCCGCAGCGTGACCGTTTACACAGACCAGTTCCGTATCTGGTCAGCCGATGGCGCCACGCGCCCTGATGGCACACCGACGACAACGAGCCTGTGCACCATCACCGCCAACTCCGCCATCTTTCAGTCGGGTCACGTAGGCGGTCTGTTCTATATCGAGTCGAGCACAGACCAGGTAACGGACGGCACCGGGCACGACGGCTACATTCCAGCATGGACATCCGGCACCGAAGAAACATTCTCACCTGGCGTGTTCTGTCGCAGCGACGGCAAATACTACGAGGACATGCTCGGCACCAAGACGGGCAGCACTCAGCCAACATGGACCGCAGGCGCACACAGCGACGGGCAGGCAATGTGGCGTTACAGCAATGGCGGCTGGGGCGTCATTCAGATTACCTCCGTTACCAGCGCCAGCGTGGCCGTAGGCAAGATTTTGACCGAGCTTCCACCGAGCGTGCGAACCACTACCGGGAAAACGTTCAAGTGGGCGTTTGGCGACTGGTCTGCGGCGATGGGATATCCGACGAAAGTCGGTTTCTACAAGAGTCGCCTGTGTTTCGCTGGCAACAACAAACTGTGGTTCTCGGTCGCTTCAGACTATGAAAACTTCACGCCGATGAGTAACGGGTTTGAAGTTGAGTCTGACGATGCGATCAACGTGCAGATTGAAGCCGATTCCACGAACACTATTCAGTGGATAGCGGCAAGCAGCTCACTCATCGTCGGCACGGCAAGTAGCGAGCTTACATGCTCACCATCGACGACTACCAGTGCGTTCGGCCCCGACAATATCCAGATCGTTCAAGAGTCAAAATACGGATCTAAAGGAGTCAATGCTCTGCTTGTAGGCAACACGGTGCTGTTTGTGCAGCGCGCCGGCAGGAAGGTCAGGGCGGTATCAGCTGACTATCAGAGCGGCTCGTACAGCTCGACAGACCTTAGCGTACTGGCTGAGCACATGACATCGACAGGCATCGTTGATTTTGCATGGCAGCAGGAGCCGGACAACGTTGTATGGGTTGTTCTGACCAGTGGTGAACTGGTTGCGCTGACCTATAACGCCGAGCAGGAAGTTATCGCATGGCATCGTCACGACGTGGGCGGAGTCGTGGAATCGGTAGCAACCATCCCAGACCCAGCAGGCAATCGCGATGATGTGTGGATTGTCGTCAATCGCACGATCAACGGCGCCACAAAGCGTTATGTCGAGTACATGAAGCCAGCGTGGGATGCGAACACGCAATCCCTGTCAGAGGCGTTCTACGTGGATTGCGGGCTGACTTATAACGGCACCCCTGTTACGAGCGTGACCGGCCTGAGTCATCTCGAGGGCCAGACTGTAGCGGTTATGACTGATGGCGCTGCGCATCCTGATGTGGTGGTCAGCGGCGGCGAGGCGAAGCTTCAGTGGAAGTCGTCTGTCGTTAACGTGGGACTGTCGTTTACGTCAGAGCTTGTGACCCTGCCTTTTCAGGACTCGAAGACAAAACGCAGCAATGAAATCGCCGTGCTGTTCGTCAACTCTCTTGGCGGCAAGGCAGGCAATGAGACCGCTTCAGAACCTGACACCATCGAGACGCGCGATTACAGCGACATGATGGATAAAGTGCCAGGCGCTTACTCTGACATCAAGAAGCTGCCAATTCCCGGTGGTTATGACCTGTATAGCTGCATTCGCATTATTCAGGACCAGTCGCTCCCCATGACTATCTGTGCAATCTACCCACGAACCTGGACGACAGGCGAATGAACATAATCGAGTTCGAACCCGAGCACATCCTGCAGATTGAGCCGCAGCCATGTCAGCGATACATCCAGCGCAGCATTGAGTACGGCCATCAGCTGGCATCTGGCGACTGCTTCACTGGTGTGCAGGATGGCCGGGTTGTGGCGATAGGCGGAGTCATTCCGGTGACTGATACGCGGGCATATCTGCACATGATAGTGGCAGAGGATTTTCCTAATCAGTGGATAAAAATCTATCGGGCAACGAAGCGACTCATCGCCGCGGTTGAGGAGGATTACCTTCGCCTGGAGACGCTCAGCACAACGCCGGAATCAGACCGCTGGCTGGAGATGACTGGCTTTCAGTGTGAAGGGATTCTTCGCCGGGTAATGCCGGACGGCAGCGACGCAAAATCTTACAGCATAGTGAGGAAGTAAATGGCGGAATATCTCGCAGCCGGCGCCGCTGGGTTAGGGGCGCTGAGCAATATCAGCAGCGCAAGCAACGCTTCAAAGCAAAGCAATCTTAACGCAAAGCTGCTTGACCAGCAGGCCCGCAACGTCGCCCTGCAGACTGGCTCTCAGGTTAGCCAGATTCGCAGTCAGGGCGCACAGGTAGCAGGCCAGCAGGCCGCGGCGTTTGCAGACAATGGAACAGGCACCGGCGGCAGCAACGCACTCATTCAGCGGTCATCGGCAATCGACACTGAGCTGGATGCGGCTAATGCCAACTATAACGGGCAGCAGCAGATTGCAGACATTAGCAATCAGGCCAGCGCGATGCGAGCTACATCGAAGGCTCAAAGGCCCGGATTGCTGAGCCTCCTTGGCGGCGCAGCGAGTACGGCCAGCGCTTACTACGGCACGAAGGCAATGATGAAAAGGTAAACCATGGCGCGCATCCCTATCTATCAGCAGCAGGTTGGCATCAGGGCAGCAGGTTCATCCGCCATTAATACGCCGACAGAAACCACTGATTCAAAAATGTTTCAACAAGGCCTGAGTGGTGTTGTCGATGTGGCAGCGCGCCTTGGTCAGCAGCAGCAGGCGGTGAAGAACACGCAGTACATGACGTCTCTTATTGACGAAAATACCGCGCTAGACCAGTCCCTGAATGAAGCTCGCCAAAAATCCAAGACCGGTGTCGACTATATCCCAGCCGCTGAGCAAATCACCAAGCAGCATATGGATAATTTCTTTTCCGCACATCCAGACATGACGGAAAATGAAAAGTTAGATTTCACTCAAAGATGGGCACAGATTCGCGGTCAAGTGCAAACTCAGGCTCTCAACTGGGGGCAGGGACAGGCTAAGCAAATTCAGTTTTCTAACCTGCAAGACACAGCGTCTCAGATTGGATCGCAAATTCTGCAAGACCCGCACAGCGCGACGGCGCTTCAGCAGGGATGGATTCAGAGCGTCAATAGCAGCGATCTTGACCCGGCAACAAAAGCAGAGCTGCAGCAGAAAGGTATAAACCAGTGGGAATATGCGAAAGGGCTGTGGGCCGCTAACAACGCATCTGAGCACCTGACAAGTCAGATTAATGCGCAACGCGTAGCAGACCTGAACGGCAAAGGCTCAGACGGCACGCTGGCTACACGGAACAATAACCCCTTAAACCTGCGCTACTCGTCGTCAAATAACTGGCTTGGGAAAGGGGATGACAACGGCTCAGGGTTCGAGCAGTTCGATACGCCAGAGCATGGGTTGCGCGCCGGCATCAAGTTAATGCGTAATCACATCAACAACGGCAATGACACGCTGCAGAGCCTAATCAGCAAGTGGGCGCCGGCGGCAGACAGGAACGACCCAGTTCAGTATGCGCAGTCAGTCAGCAAGCAAACCGGCATTCCCGTTGATGCGAAGCTAAATCCTAACGACCCACAGCAAATGACGGCAGTCGCCAAGGCAATGGCGAAACAGGAAGGGTACGGTGCCGAAATAGACGATGGTCAGGCGTCTCGTGCGTGGAATGCGGTAGACAATCCTTCATCACTGGCTCCAGGCGTTAATCTTGCTCACCTGACCATGGAGCAGCAGCAATCGCTGTATAACATGGCTCAGGCTAACAATGACCGCGCCGCGTCATTTGCGATCGCAGAGCAGACCAAGCAGGTAGCTCTGGCTGCCAAGCGAGAATCCGCTGCATCACATGCCAGCGACATCATGCAAAACCGGATCGCCAGCGGGGAAATTCCTTCGCAAGCCGACTGGCAGAACTACACCACTACGGTGCAAGGAACGCAGTATGACGGTGCCGCTACTGTGCTGAGAAATGCAATGGTAAAGACTCAGCAATTGCTTGCCATGCCGCCGGCACAAGCTCAGGAGCAGCTGGACAAGATGCAGCTAGACCTGCGCCAAAACGGCGGTTCTGAATCAGAGTACAAGGTGTTTAAGGCGGTACAGCAGGGGATTGACCAGCGACGCTCTGACCTGCAAAAGAACCCGCAGGCAGTCGGAGCACTAGATTCAGGCCAGCCACTTCAGCCACTTAATGCAGCAGATGCGACTGCGCAGCCTGGAGTGTGGGGCCAGAACCTTCTCCAGCGCCAGGTGAATTCAGACGCCCTGCAGCAGAAGTACGGACCTACCGCGGCTAAAAACCTGATGACGCCCGATGAGCTGCACAACACGCAGGATGCGTATGCTCGCATGACGCCTGACCAGCGTGTGCAGTTCTGGCGAAACACGCAAGCCAGTAGCTCCCCCGCCATAGCAACAAGGCTGGCACGCGAGCTGGGTGGAGACTCTTTACAGGTGGCAGCCGTAGCAGGTCTGGCCACCGCGCCGGGAGGTTACAACGCTGCTCTGGCGGTAGACCGAGGCAACAGACTGCTCAATCCAGTCGACGGCGCGGCCAAGGTGAAGTTGTCATCATCATTTGACGAAGATACGGCGCAAGCCATCAAGTCAGAATACCCCGACCTCAGCACCTCGCAAATCCAGCAGCTGCTGCCAGTGGTGAAGTCTTATCACGTTGGCAGCGGAGGCGATCCACAACGTACGCCAAACAATGACGCCTTACACAGCATCATTGGCTCGCCGGTGAAAGTCAGCGGAGCAACTGTCATCGCGCCGCCGGGAACAGACGCGAATGTATACAGGGACACCATTAACAGCGGCATTAAGCAACTCGGTAGTTACGCGCAAAGCGTGAGGAACGGCCTCAGCAACGGTATGTATGCGCTGGCTCCGGATATTGATGGCAACCAGACGCTTATCAATTCAGCCTCACAGCGGCGCGTAATAGGCGAAGACGGGAAACCAGTCGTGATTAAGGTGAGTAAATGAGCCTGCTATATGACCCGCAACTGAATGGAGAGCTTGACGCCAACGGCGGTGAAAGCCTCAGGAAAATTGATGCAGGATTCTTCCAGGGTACAGGGCAAGGCGTAGCGACCGGTATCGAAAACGCCGGGACATCGCTTGCCCGTATTGCAGCCAATGTCGGCAATGCGCAGATGCGTGTATCAGGCGCGCAGATGATTGCAGGCGCAGCGTTGACAGGTAGTGAGGAAACACTGGAGGCGGGCAAGGAATCCCTTGAGGCTAAACTGCCATCAGAGAGTCAGTTGCCGCAATACAAGACCTTCGACAGCGAGCAGATTGGCACAGTCGGCACAATCCTCGGCGGCCTCGCTCAGCAGACACCATCACTCGCCGCAATGGTTCTAAACCCCGTAGCAGGCGCAGTGCTGGCAGCAGCTCAGGGTCAGACAGAAGCGCACGCAGAAGGCGCTAAGCTTGGCCTTACTGGCTCGGCACTCGAAGATTATGGCGGTGTCGGCGCTCTGTCTGCAGGTATCGGCGCTGCCATTCCCGGATTTGCTGGATACGGCCGTGGAGCAATGCTTTACGGCTCTCGTTTCGTGTTGGGCGGGTTGGCTAACTCAGCGGCTGGAGAGGCTGACAGATGGGGCAGGGCGGCGATTCTGGATGATGCTGGATTTCACGATCAGGCTCGACAGATGCGTCAGGCAGACGCCGCCAGCCTGACCACGGAGTTTGTCTTAGGTGGTCTTTTCGGTTGGCTTGGTGGTCGCCGCGCAGATGCTCCTGAATCACTTCGTGGGTTAAGGGCAGAGAGCGTGCACGAGGATGCTGCAACCGCTCACCTGCTTCATGACAACTACGTGACGGAATCGGCTCCCGGCCTGGCTGCTGAGCCTTCTGCTGAAGTTGCGCATGTGCGAGCAATGGATTCAGCCAACGACTCCATTCATGCCGGCAAAGCTGTAGATGTCTCAGGCCATATTAACGAGAACAGCACCTTTATTGCTCGTAGCGGGATGGATGAGCCGGTCATTAACAGGCAAGCGCTGGCAGGCAATGCCACGCAACGCATCGACCGCATCGCGCAGGCGTCAGACGAGCAGGCCATCCCTCAACCACAAACGCAGGAGCCGCAGCCCGGCGTGCTGAGTGACGTGCATAGCGACCCTTTTCAGGCATTGCGAGAGCAGGCTGAGGCCATACGTGAATCCCATCCTGAGCTTTCTGAAACCATCAACAGACACCTCAGCGAAACTGAAACAGCGCATAAACTCGCGCATCAGGAATCTCAGATTTATGACGTGGCCGCAACCTGCGCGCTGAAATACGGAAGCTGACATGAAATCACAGTGCATACAGGCAGTAGAAGAGCATCTGTCTAATCTCCACGGTAAGCCAGTTAAGCTGACTGAAGCAGCGATAAAGCGTATCGATTCACGGATGCATGAAGGCGCAAAAGTTCTTGCGCGTCGTGACCGCGCAGCGTGGCAGGCTATGACAGCAGATGAGCGCACAGTTGCAATTGGTAACTGGGTAAGAGACCAGGAGCAGGTGCAGGCAGATGCGCTTGCTCGCTCACAGCTACGTCAGTTATCGGCTACCGCAGACGCAGCGCGACGCATGAATGACTTTGCTACCGCCCGCAAGGATAAGCCCGGCAAGTGGAGCAACGCACTGATAGATGTGCTTGAAGGCGTCGATAACACGCTTCGCGGCGCCGAGCAGGTTGCGGTTCGTGGCATGGGCGACATGCTGAAGACAGCTAAAGTAGGCGGGCTTAACCTCGACTTTGGCAATCGTCGCAGTGACGCATACTTTAGCGATGTGGTGCGTGAAATTTACGGACAGGATACTGGCAATGGTGCTGCAAAAGCGTTTGCTAAGCAATGGTCAGATTCTATGGAAGGCTATCGGCAGGCAAGAAATCGCGCCGGCGGTACGGTAGGTAAACTGGATAACTACGCCCCGCAGTCACACGATCCAACCGTGATGCAGCGCATTGGTCAGGAGAAGTGGGTCAGCTTCATGATGAAGAATCTGGACCGCAATCAGTACCTGAGCGGTGCTGGCAATCAGCTTGATGACGCCGCCCTCCATGAAGTCGTGAGCAAGATGTACGACTCACTGGTGACTGATGGCGTCAACAAGATAGCACTGGACCAGCAGGGGCTGGCAGAAGGCGCAAGCGCTGGCTTTGGCAGCGCTAACGTAGCTCGGTCACTGAACGCCAGTCATCGTGAAATACACCTCAAGGATGCTGATGCAGTTATCGCCTATAACCAGCAATTCTCCGATCGCTCATTAGGCTCTTCTTTCTTCTCGCATCTGAACCGCTCGGCGCGAGATACAGCTCTCATAAATGAGCTGGGGCCAAGCCCAGGACAGACATTTGCGACACTGCGAGACACCGCCCTGAAGCGTGACAGCCAGATGCCCGGCGCCAAATTCGACGGAGATGGTAGCGTCGCTGGCGCAACCCGTGGCGGTTTCGGACCAGATGCTTATTTTCGCCAGATGGTGAAAAACAACGTCGACTTCACCCTTTTCGATCGCATCAGCAGCGCGCTTACGGCCTATCAGGCAGCAACCAAGCTGACCAGTACGGCACTCAGGGCGCCATTTCAGGACACTCCAGGCATCCTGCTTAACATGTCAGACGTTGGGCAGTTAGGTAACATAGGCTCCATCATGCGCACTGCGTTCAGCCCTAAAGAAGCCGCACGATTTGGCATCGGCGCCGAAGTGGCAACACAAGCGGCCCGCGAAGGAGCAGAGCGAATTATGGCGCAGGGCCGATTCAATATCGGTAATGCTATGAGCCGCTACGCCCAGGCGACGATGAAATACACGTTGCTTGATGCGTGGACAAATGCGGCACGCCGCGCAGGGCAGACGTCTCATGCTTTCGCGCTGGCGCACTGGGCTAAACAGCCATGGACAAAGCTGGATGACAGTCAGCGCGCGCTGCTGAATAACGCCGGCATAACGGAATCTGACTGGCAGCATATAGTGAACGTTCCGCGTCAGAAGTTGAGAGGCAATGATATTCACGACGTGTCTGATGTCTCTTCTCTTGGGTTGAGTGAAGACGATGCCATGCGATTGCAGGCAAGGATGATGGGGTTTGTGCGGATGGGTGGCGATATCGTCACGTCAGAGCACAACATCACCGCGCAGACCATCATGAGCGCCGGCGGACGCACGAACGCACTTACTAAGCAGGTCATGCTCTTCAAAAATGCTGGAGCCATTCAGACGGCGCACATGCTGGACAGACTGAGCAGGAAATCGGGCGGCACTCGCGTGGGTTATGTTGCGGCAACCGCGGCCATGTCTCTTGGGTTCGGTTACATGGCGCTGGCAGCACAAGCGCTAACTAACGGGCAGAACCCGCCACCCATTGATGACTGGCGCACCATTGGCCGGGCGATGGCAGTCGCAGGCGGGTTTGCTATGGTTCAGGACCTGATTACCAGTATGTACGATGCAGTAAGCGGGGATAACAGCGGCCACAGTTCAAGCGCGGTTCCGATCTTCGGTGACCTTGCAACGCTTGGGAAAATCGCGTTTACGGCCCCAACCGATCCGAACAAGGCCGGTTATATGGCAATCAGGTTTGGCCGGCAGCAGATTGCCCCGCTGAATTACTGGTACACAAAGGCGGCGGTAGACCACCTGTTCTTCAACGATGCAGCGGAAGCATTAAATCCGGGTTTTCAGCACAGGCTTCGTAAGTACGCAGACCAGAAGGGGCAGCAGTATTTTTATGACCCATCTGGAAGCTTAGAAGCGCCGCAGATAGGGCAATACACCAAACCAATGAACTAACCCGCTTCGGCGGGTTTTTTATTTCTCGCACCGCAGGAATTTCCTGTGGGGATTACACACGCCCGGAGAAAGGCAGATGACAGTTTCATCCACCCAGAGTTACATCGAGTATAACGGGGACGGCACCACCACTTCATTCACTATTCCGTTTTATTTCCTGCTTAACAGCGACATCAGCGCAATGGTAGCAGATGCAAGCGGTAGCGTAAGTGAACCGGTAAACGGGACGGACTTTACCGTAACTGGCGCTGGAGAAAGCGGAGGTGGCACATTAACCGCTAACACCGCCTACCCACCTGGCAGCACCCTTCTGATTTACCGCAATCCGCCGGCAACGCAGGAAACGAAGTATTACGAGAACGGCAAGTTTCCAGCCACCTCGCATGAGGCTGCGCTGGATAAGCTGACCATGCTGATTCAGGAATATGGCTGGCGATTTGACTCGTTAACTCTCAAAAAGCCAGGCTTCTTCGCAAGCTATTACGATGCATTAAACAACCGCATCTCCAATCTGGCAGAACCTACAGCGGGCGCAGACGCGGTAACAAAAACGTACGCGGATGCTATCGGCTCAGGCAGTAAGACCTACACCGATGAGCAGATCGCAAAGGAAGCGCAGCTGCGCGAGGCGGCCGACACACTGGAAAGTGACGCGCGAGCCGAAGCCGATGCCAACATTCAGGACCAGTTGACCGGCAACGTTCCGCTGGAGGCAAGCGCCTTTTCTGAAATTAGCTGGCATGGGCAGCAGATTAAAAACAGTGTCGTCATCCCGCAAGACAAGAATGCGTGGAGCTTCGGCCCGCAGATGGAAATCGCCTCCGGGCAGCAGGTGACTGTGAGTGAAGGCAGCAGCTGGACAATTGCTGATGGCCGGCAGGTAGAGGACGAAGACCTTCACGATCTGATTGCAGACACGCTGCGAACCAGTGATGGCTCGGTAACGGTAGAAGTGGATGATATAGCCACTAACACGAACCTGACAGCGCTTACTTCGCGCGTGAGTACGGCCGAGAACGATATCGATACGCTTCAAACCGGCCTCTCGACTGCTAACACGAATATAAGCAGCAAGGCCGCTAAGGGAGCTAACAGCGACATTACCAGCCTTACCGGTCTGACTACACCGCTGTCGCGGTCTCAAGGCGGTAGCGGTCAATCCGATGTCTCTTACCTTCGTGCAGAGAGCACGACGGCGACCACGTTAGCTTCAGCGGCTTTTACGAAGCTTGTGCCGACCATGGTTACAGACACCAAGTCAGCATACAGCAGCGGAACCTGGACGTGCCCGGATGATGGGTATTACCAGATATCTGGATTTGTCAGGTTCGCCGGATCAGGAACGGGATATATAAAGGCGCTGTTGAAACTCGACTCATCCTCATCTCCGTCCACAGGTTATAAAGCCGGACAAACTGTCGGCTCATCTTTTTATGCTAACGGCGGTAGTGGAGAGGCAATCATGAATCTGAGTTGCACACTCTATTTAAGCAAAAGCAGCACATATTCACTCTACGCATATCACGACTACACAGCTGCCTTGACCGTTGCACAGCAAGCTTTGCAAATTATCCGCGTCGCATAAGGAATTAAAATGTCTTTAGTTAATGTAAATACACTGCGCACCTTAAACGGTGACTTCTCTGTAAATGTGGCGGATATTCTAACAAAAGAATTTCCTTTTGATGATGTAACCGGATATGTGAATATCAGAGATGATAAGTACGGAGCTAAGGGTGACGGCACCACGGATGATACGGCATCAATCCAAAAAGCCCTGAACACAGGCGAGCCTGTTTTCATTCCTCAAGGGCAATATAAGGTTACTGATGCGCTGATTGCAGTTAATGGACAAACCATCCGAGGAGCAGGTCGGCTTGAGTCCGTTATAACAATTGGGACTGATTTTAATTTGTCGGCTTCATGTGTATTAAGGCTGGGAACCGAAGGCTCATCAGTTGTAGGCGGAGAAGGCGGGCAGCTTTTCGATGTAGGCTTTGATTTTGAACAAGCCGACCAGGGCGTCAGAGATAGCTGCACAAAGTATCCCTGGGCGGTCAGCATTAAAAACTTGCCACGCTCACGCATCGACCGCGTAAGAATCAGCAGTGCGTGGGATGGCATTAACGCTACTGGTAATTGCGGAGGTAGCTTTATCGGTGACATTGAAATCGGCGCCTTACACACTGGCCTGTACGTAGATGGAGCTCTAGACTTCATACATGGTGGTCACTGGCACTTCTGGCCGTTTGGGATGGCCGGCACATCCAGCCTAATTAATGTATTCTATGACACAGCAGGAAGGGCGTTAGTTCTTGGGGCATGCGACGGGCTAAATATTGACACTGTGGCAACATTTTCCCAGGCTATTGAATGCACTTCAACAGCAAACGTGCAGGGGATCCCAATCACTATAAATAAACTTATGCTAGATAGTAGCCAGTCTTGTCTGCTTATGTCATATGGGTATATTTATGTAGACTCCCTTTATAACACTTCCAACGCCGTTTCATACCCTTGCATCTCCCTCTCTGGCAATGCAAAGCTTGTCGTTGGAAAATTTAGCGGGTTCACGAGCAGGAAGCATGCCACGTTAAGAACTCAAGATAGTGCTATTCT